TTACAGGAACATTAGCTGCAAATAGAACAGTAACTGTTCCAGATAGTATTGAAAAAGTTTACAACATTGTAGATGGAACTGACCACGCAGGTTACACTTTAACTTTTAAAACAGCATCAGGAACAGGAGTTTTACTTTGTGAAGGAAACAACTATGTAGTTTTTGCTGATGGAACAAATGTTGTAAAGCTAACTGAACAAAGAAATTGGAGAGCAATTACTGCAGCTGAAACAATTCAAGCAGGTGCTCAAATTTTAGCTAATACAAATGGTGGAGCATTTACAGTAACTCTACCCGCGTCACCAAGTGCAGGTGACACAGTAAATTTTGTAGATCAAGGATATGATTTTAATTCTAACGCACTAACTATTGGTAGAAACTCTTCTAACATAGCTAATGCAGCATCTGATCTTGTTATTAATACACAAGGTGCAGCTTTTGGATTAGTATATTCTGGAGACGCTACAACAGGATGGACTTACACGGAGAAATAATATGTCAAATTACGAAGCAACAAAATACGATTTTACAGGAGCAAACCTTACAGGTATCGAAGGAATTCCTACAGCTACTATTGTGCCATGGTCTTCTGCATCCGTGCCAACAGGATTTTTAGAATGTGATGGGACAGCAGTTTCAAGATCAACTTACTCTGCATTGTTTGCAATTATTGGTACAACTTATGGAGCTGGGGATGGCGCATCAACTTTTAACGTTCCTGATTTGCAAGATAACGTAGCAGTCGGAAAATCTAATAACAAAGCTTTAGCATCAACCGGTGGAGCAAACACTGTTACTTCATCTGGTAATGTTGGTGGCTCAACTGGAAATGCAAGTTTATCAACATCTCAACTTGCATCACATAGCCACAATGTTCCAGGTGCGAATCAATTTAGTGCAGGTAATAAAATAAATGCAAACTCTAACATTTCAGGTAGAAACAATAACTCTGGAAGTGCTGGTTCTGGTAGTGGTCACTCTCACAACATGAGTGCAAACTTTAGTGGAAATGCGACTTCAGTTGTTCAACCATATTTAACAGTAATTTATATTATAAAAACTTAGGAGATATAATGGCAAGTAAAGGAAATTGGACAGTAATATTTGAAGACAAAATGATAATTAAAAATTATGCAGAAGGCGCTAATGAAGGTATTGGCTACATAATTGATAATGATTCTTTTTGGAATGATTCTAAATTTTCTAATATTTGGGCTATTCAATATGGTACTTCTAATACTTCTGATGAAGTAGAACACAGAGATGAAACCCCTCACTGTAGTTATGCAGATGCAAACTTAGGGGATATTAGTCAATTTAGTAATAAATGGGATGAAATGCATTTAAATGTGTTACAAGAAAATTGGGATGATGATAATCTTGTTGATGAAGAAGGTAATCCTACAGAAACAGAAGCTGAAAAAATTGCTAGATTAGGACCAAGACCTACTTCTTATTCTTCATAGTTTTTTAAACTGACATATTATAGAAAATCTTTTTGATTTATCCTCTGCTAACCAATTCATAGGTGAATGGTAAGCATGAGATTCCCACATAATTGCTCTATTTTCATAAAAACCTATATGTGTATTTAAATCTAATTTTTTTGTATCATTATTTAAAACATAAAAACCTGTTCCTTTATGTATGTTTGGAGTGCCTTTTATGTATATTATTACTTGATAATCACAGCCAGAGAAAAAATCGTTATGAACAAGAGGTACTGCAGTTTGCAACATAGTATATGAACACAGAGTACACGTTAATTTTAAATTTAAAGATTCTTCTACTTTTTTAGTAACATAGTCTTTAATTTCAATTTCTGCATCACACGCAAACCAAATGTGTTCAGTGCCATTATTTTTACTTTTTTGATAATTGCTTGTGCCAGAATAAGGATAATAACTTATTTTAGAATGTATTTTATCAAATATTTTTTTTTCTAAAAAATTATCTTTAATTCTTATGTCAAAATTATTCATTATTATTTAAATAGTACAAAATTTATAACTTGTCTAAATGGAGAATGTATTGGACAACAACCAGCATGTCGTATGTTACTATCAAAAACTACTGCTCTTCCTTGTCTTGGTGAAACTCTTTTAATTATTTTTGGATTGTCAACATCATCGTTAAAAAATAAAGTATCTCCATCTGTATTGTGTAAATAATATATGATACTTATAGATCCTTTTTTATCATCATCTATGTGAATAGGACCATAGTTTTTTTTAGTATTTTTAGGATATGGAAAATTAGTATTAATTTTTATTCTACCTATATTTTTATTAGCTAAATTGTTATTACATAGCATAATATAAACATGAGTAAAAATAACTGGATTACTAATCATAGGAAAAGATGATCCATCTGTATGTAAAAAATTAAATATATTTTTAATAAATTGAGGATAATTTACTTGAAGTTTATTTTTTGAAATTTGTGATTGATCTATAATACTGCTGTAATTAAAATTATATTCATAAGAAGGAATTACAGAATACATATCTTCTTGAATAAGTTTTTTTAAACTTAATTGATCTCCTATAGGAGCAAAATTATCAATTACTTTAATATTCATGGTCTTAAATTCATCCAAGATGTTATAATATACTTTTTACCCGACAGCGGTGAATTTCCTCGATGAACGTAAGGAAAACTTGCTGGCCAAATTACTATTCTACCAGCTTTAGGTTTAACTCTCATTGATTGATATAAAAATTCTGTTTCACCTCCTTCTTCAACATCATTTAAATATATAGACCAAGTAAAAGCTCTTGGTTCGTTATCATATCCTCTGCCATATTCAATGTGCCAAACATGATAACCTTCAGTAGGTAAAGTTTTTTGTACTTTTAAAGTAGTATAGTGAAGCTCATCAAAATAATTTTTTGCTCCTGTTTGTTGACAATAGTCTTTAAAAGCTAAATCAAAATTAATTGTTATAGTTTTTAAATACTCCCACCAAACTGTTAAATTTTCAGCGTTTGCAAAATATTGTTCATCTTTTTTTTCATTAGAAGGTGATCCTTCAAACTGAACTCTAGTTAAAGTTTTTTTATGAATACTTTCTTTTTCAAACAATTTAATGGCTTTATCACACTCTTCTTTAGTAATATAATTATCATACACACCTATAAAATTTTTTATTTCTGATTTTTTTTCGTTCATTTAAATATTTAACCATTCCCTTTCATCAAATACACCTTCGTTTTCCATAATTGGAAAACTACAACTTAGTCTTTTATTAGATAGCGGAGTGATTTTATGATCTGTATTTTTTGATATAAAAACATATTCTCCGGGTTTCATTATTTTTTCTATTTTTTCTTTACCCCAAACTTCTACTTTAATTTTACCTTTTGTTAAAACAATAAAATTATAAGATTCATCTCTATGTTTATTAAAACCTTCCATTTTTTCTTTTGAAGAATAAAATATGTGACAATCTACGGGTCTTTTAAATATTTTTTCTAATTTTAAACAAATGTTATTTATTTTTTTATTTACTCTACCACAATCTGCTATGCCTATTACGTCTTTATTTATTAATTTTTTTAAAATAGATATGGGAAAAGTATCTTTATATTTTTGCCAACTGTATCCAGACCAAGAATAACTACCTTTTGCTGTATACATAAGTCTTTCTTTAGTAATAAAAGGTCTTAAATTTATAAGTTTCTCTAACTCTTTAAAAGAAAAAAGATTAGAGTAAGTTTTACCAAAATGATTTTGTTTTAAATTTAATAATTTTTTATTCATCTGATAACACAATGTTTGCTGTTAATCTAAGCCAATTAAACGTTTCTGATTCTGGTTCTTCTCCAGTATGAAATTCTTTAGAATCGAATATAACAACTCTTCCAGGTTGGAATTTAAATTCTTGACCATCTACAAAAAAAGATCCTTTCCAAGCTGTTTTCCAAACTGGGGTTAAAAAAAATAAAACGGATTGTAAATTAGGATTAGAAGCATCTCTATGAAGCCAGTGACTTTTAGAACCATTGTAAGTAGCATTAATCCAAGCTCTTTCTATAATAGGATTAAGTCCTACTTTTTTTTCTCCTAAAATTTTTTTTAATCTAAATATAATAGATTGAAAATAAACAAACATAGTATAATCTAAAACTTGACCGTTATTATCTTTTATCATTAATTGTGGGGAAGGATTAAAAGTTTTAGAAGATATATAAGAAACACTATTTGGTACACCAGTAACAGACCAATTATTAGTAGAAGTAACTAACTTATACAAATAAAATAATTCATCTTCTGAAAATAAATTGTCAATTACAATTGGTTTCATATAACCCTTTCTAAATTAAATGCATAACATGTTCTTTTATGAGCTCTATTTTCTGGCAAAACGTAATGTGTTAAATCGTATGGAAATATTAAATATTCAAAAAGTTTAGGTTTAACATCAAATATTTCCCCATTTTTAGAAAAAGTAATATTATTATTGTTATCAGAAAGATAAAAAACACCTGAATGTGAAATATTATTTCCACAATGAGAATGAGGTTTATTGTAAGAATTAGAACCTAAAATATTTAACCAACCATCTTGTAATTTAAGTCTAAATATATTTTCAAAATAATTATTTAAAATTGTATGTAATTCTTGTTTTCCTTTAAATTCTTGGTGAGATTGAAATCCTTGAACACAAGAAACAGTGTTGTCTACAGTATATTCTTTTTCTACAAAGGAAAGAATATTTTTATGAATATCTACGGGAATGGGTAATTTACCGTGAGATATACGAGTTATAAATAAGTCATAAGTGTTTATCATTATGTTAATACATCATTTGGGTTTTTCTTATTCTATCATATGCATGATCTTTGTGAGGTCCATTTTGATTCACATAATGAAAAAAAACTTGAGCCATACCATTACCTTTATAGACACCAGGTCTCCAGTGTTTTTGATCACATCCTGCATACAAAACAGCATCTCCTTCTTCTAATTCAAATTTTTTACCTTCAACAATAATTGGCCAATTATCATATTTTTGTATACAGACAGTAACTGATATTTCACACGCAGGTCTATCGATATGTTTAGTTAACGTACCACCATATACATAGTACCTCCAATAAGCATAAGTTGGAAATAGTTTGAGTTTGGATTTTTTTTCTACTATGGGTAGTTTAACATCCAACAAAGATGTCATTAAATGATCTTTATACCATGCAGGTGAAAATGATTGACCGTCTAAAGTATAACTTTTATCTTCTTCTAATTTATTTCTACAATATTTTTGTAGAACATCTAATTCTTTTTTACTAAAAAAATTTTTAATTGTTTTATTTTTTATTCTAGCCATGCAACAATACTATACCTTGTTCCTTTCGTAATAGGTTGAATACCATGTGGATACATAAAATTACTAGGAAAAAATACAATAGAACCTTTACCAAGTTTTAATCTTTTAATTTCGTTTTTTTTCTGATCTGCAAAAATTAAACCACCTCCTTTATAGTCATCATTTAAATTCATTATAATGCTTAAATGTCTATTGAGACCTGTATAATTATCTGTATGCACATTGTATTTTCCTCCGACACTATATTTTAATAAATCTATTTGATTAATTTTGTGACTTGCCATTTGAGGAAATTTAATTTTGTAAAAGTAATATAGTCTTTCAATTTCTTTTTTTATAAAATTCCAATAAAACAAATCTGTTGCGTCTTCATCATATTTTAATTGATGACCTTTTACATTTCTTACATTTTTATCTACAGCCGACAAAGTTGGCATATTTTTTTTTGCTCTATAATTTATGAAAGATATTAGTTTATCTATGATTTCTGAATTAATCACCTTATCTAATTTAACAACTGCTTCTAAATGGTCCATTATGTTAATACTTTCATTCTCTATATATTTGATATATACTATAATTTAAATATTTCAAAGGTTTTTATGTTACAGAAATTAGGGTTTTTACCAGGATTCAATAAACAAGTTACATCTACTGGAGCTGAGTCACAGTGGACAGACGGAGAAAACGTACGTTTTAGATACGGCACACCTGAAAAAATAGGTGGCTGGTCTCAATTAGGAAGTAGTAAACTAACAGGTGTTGCAAGAGGTTTACATCATTTTGTTAATAAAGAGTCTATTAAATACGCTGCTATTGGTACAAACAAAATCCTATATGTTTATTCTGGTGGTGTGTACTATGATATACATCCTTTAGTTAATCCATCAGGCACAGCTATTACAAATGCATTTAGCACGGTTAATGGATCACCTACTGTCACTATAACTTTTTCTGGAGCACATGGTTTTGTAGCAGGAGATATAATTTTATTTGGTGCAACATCTACTTTTAGTTCTATAACTAATTCTAATTTTGGTGCATCTGATTTTTGTGATAAAAAATTTATGGTAACAAGTGCGCCATCAACAACTACGATTACAATTACAATGCCCAGTAATGAAACAGGAAGTGGAGCTAGTACTTCTGGAGGTATAACTTATTTTAGATATTATCATGTAGGACCTGCAGAACAGGCAGGTGCTTACGGTTGGGGTATACCTTTATGGGGTGGAAATGTTACTGGAGCAATAACAACTACTTTAAATGGATCATTAAGTGCTAACGCATTTGGTACTGGTGGATCAGGAACAAGTATTACACTAACAAGTACAGTAGGTTTTCCAACTACCGGAACAAACTTTATACAAGTTGGAACAGAAGAAATTTCTTACACAGGTGTATCAGGAAATGATTTAACTGGTATCACTAGAAATGTTAGAGGAACTACAAACGCATCTCATTCAAGTGGAGATGTTGTAACCAACACATCTAGTTTTACAGGATGGGGTTCTGCTGCGGTTAATACCGATTCAGTATTAGATCCCGGTCTATGGTCTTTAGATAATTTAGGAAGCACACTAATTGCTTTAATACACAATGGTGAGTGTTTTCAATGGAACGGTGATTTAACTAACGCAACTGCTACTCGTGCAACTATTATTAGTGGTGCACCGACAGCGTCACGTGATATGTTAGTGTCTACACCAGATCGTCACTTAGTTTTCTTTGGAACAGAAACAACTATTGGTGATAAATCAACTCAAGATGATATGTTTATAAGATTTTCTTCTCAAGAAGATATTACAGATTATAATGTAACAGCTGAAAATAGTGCTGGTACACAAAGACTGG